CAATTCGCAGGGTGAAACCGGTTTCATCGCCGTCATTGGTGATAGAGAACAGGTTGCTGTTGGAATATACGCCCAAAGGAAACGGAGCATCGTTCTCCGGAAAGGGAAAGTGAAATGCTCCGGTGATGCCGCTGTAATAGGCATAGAAAATATCCCGACTGTACCAGTAAATGTCCGGACAGAGAATGGAGATCTGACCGCCGATCTGCTGCTCGAAATTTGACACCTCGCAGGTTTCTACATACCCCTCGGCATAGACATCGATGTTCGCCGTCCTGTACCAGATCTTGATGTATCGGGACGGCTTGACCACATGATACAGCTGATGCCGCCGTTTCTCAATGCCGATGCCACGCATAGCAAAGGAGATGACTACGTTTCGCTTTTCGATGAAAGCATTGTTGAGGTAGCTGCCGTTCATGCCTGCGTAGGAAGATGTGGAAATCGTTCCGGCAGGCGGATTCAGACCTTCGATTTTGGAGGTCATGTATTGGTTGGCGGTGGTGGACAGATTCACTTGTTCGCCGGATTTGTTTTCGAGGATAAGGGTGAAATACATGGGCTGCACCCCCTTTACATTTTGGGTTTGATGATGTATAATGGAAACAACAGAGACGTAGGTTCGCTACGCAAAATCGGAATATGGAGGAAAGAAAAATGCTTACACATATTGGAACTAATACAATAGAAACAGAAAGATTAATTCTTCGCAAATTTGAATACTCAGATAATGCGTCGATGCGAAAAAACTGGATTGCTGATAAAAAGATTCAATCTTTATATCGTGAACCGGTTTACACAACGGAATCAGAAGTAAAGGATCTTCTTGATAAATATATCGGATCATATGAAAAAGAAGATTATTATCGCTGGGCTGTAATAGATAAATTATCAGGAGAGTGCATAGGTCAAATAGCATTCTACCTTGTTGACAGTAAGAATAACTTTGCGGAGATAGAATATTGTATAGGTTCGAATTTTCAGTGCAAGGGTCTTGCAACAGAAGCAACAAAGGCGATTATTGCATATGGATTTGAAAAAATCAAATTCCATAAAGTTCAGATATGCACAATGACGATTAACAGTGCATCAAAAAGAGTTATTGAAAAATGTGGTTTTACATATGAAGGTACATTGAGAGACAGCTTCTTTATAGATGATAAATATATTGGAAGATTATATTATTCAATATTAAAAGATGACTATGAGAAATAAGGGTATGTCTAACAAGAAAATTCTGATTTACCGAGAAAAAGGAGCGACTCAAATCGCTCCTTTTTAAATATTCAGTGCATTCCTCGTCAACCGATAAATCTCCAGCCGTGACAGTGATTTTGGGCTATTGTTGGTCTGATTCACCGTTTTCCGGTTGTCCGTGTTGTAATAATTGTTCACCGTGCCGCCGGAACTGTCGGGCAGCATCGCTCCGAAGATTCCATGCAAGCTGTAATTCAAATCAGAATCCATAGTCAGCTGCATGGCTTTCGCCACACCGCCCACTGCTTTCTCCACATACTTCTTGCTTTTGTCGATGCCGTCTGCCAGCCCTTTCATAAAGTCCGGCATCCAACTCTCGTAATCTGTCAGCGGTCCTTTATCCGGCACGGAGAAGTGCAGGAAATCCCGAATGGTATCGGCAACATTGGTGACGCAGTCCGCCAGCCAGCCGATGGCACTCTGAATGCCGTCAATAATTCCCTGAATGATGTCCCGTCCCCAGTTCCAAGCATCCGAAGCCAGTCCCTTGATATATTCCACAGCGGCATCGAATCCATTCTGAATGGTGGACTTGATGCCGCTGATTTTGTCGGAAACCGCAGAACGGATGTTGTCCCAGATGCTGGACACCGTAGAAGAAATGCTCTGCATCACGTTGGAAATGGTGCTCTTGATGCTGTTCCAGATGTTAGATACCACCGACTGGATGGCGTTCAGAACATTGGAAACCGCAGAAGAGATCTGATTCCAGATAGACGATACCACAGAAAAAATGGCGTTCATCACACTGGAAATCGTGCCGGAGATGCTGTTCCAGATGGAAGAAACTACATTCCAGATCGCAGACAGGACAGACGAAATGAAACCGGATACCGCATTCCAAACCGTAGTCACCACATCTTGAATCGCTGTCAAGACCGTGAAAATTGTAGTAGAGATGGCATTCCAGATGGTTTCAAAGGTCGTTCGGATGCCCTCTAAAATCGGCGTTAAAAACGCCACGATCGCATTCCAAATGGCACGGATCTTCTCCGAGATCCAGTCCATCACTCTGCCCACAATGATTTGAATGGCTTCAAAAATCGTCTGAAACAGATAGCCGAATGCCGTGATCAGCGGTTCTAAGGTGGTGTAAATGGCATTCCAAACGGTCGTAATGACGTTATAAATTGCCTGAAAAACCGTAGAAACTACGTTGTAAATGGCATTGAAAATCGTGCTGAAAAAGTTGTAGATTGCCGTAAAATGGTGGTGAAGAAGTCCCGAATTGCTGTAAATACAGTCGTTGCTACTGTCTGAATGGCAGTGACAATGGTGGTGAAGGTATTGGAAATAGACGTCCAAGTGTTGACGAAAAAGTCCCGGATTCCGGTAACGATTCCCGTGAAAAAGGAAGCAATGCTGTTCCATGTGTCCACGAAAAATGTTTTGATGGAAGTCCAGACTTCGTTCCAGCTTGTTCCGAACCACCCCAGCACCACATCTGCAATGCCTTTCAGGGTATTCATGATATTGCGGAACGTGTTGACAACGAAATTCCAGATAGACGTAAAAATACCCTTGATGCCGTCCCAGCATTGCTCCCAGTCACCAGTAAACAGACCGATCAGTACATCAAGTGAATTTAAGAGAATATCTGCAAATCCAGAGAAAATATTAGAGATATTCTGAAAGACGCCTTCAAAAATGGGAGCTAACAGATTGCACAGCCCGTTCCACGCTGCTTTCAGCACATCGGTGAAACTCTCAAAGTCGAATCCCAGAGCATTTAGTCGGTCAGTGATGCCCTGTGTCAATCCGGTAAAGGTGCTTTTGATCTGCTCCCAGATGGCGATGATGTTGCTCTTGAATTCGTCATTGGTTTTCCAGAGATGCACAAAGGCAGCCACCAAAGCGGCAACAGCTGCGATAATGGCGAGCAGCGGACCTAATGACACACCCAACGCTCCGGTAATGGCTCCGATGCCACTTTGCACAGCCGAGAAAAGGGCGGGCAGTTTGGATACTGCGGAAAAGACCGTCCCCACACTGGAAATGGTCTTTCCAAGCACCACCAACATTGGACCCAGAGCAGCAGCTATCAGTGCAATTTTCGCAATGGTTTCTTTTGTCTGCGGGTCTAATTGGTTCAGCTTGTCCACCAGTTCCTGAATACGGGAAACAATGGAGCGAATGGTGGGCATCAGGATGTCAGAAAAGGAGATTGCCAACTCTTCCAGCTGGGACTTCAAAATGGTCACTTGTCCGGCAAGGTTATCCTGCATGACAGCTGCCATTTTTTCGGTCGTACCATTGTAGCCGTCTACTGTATCGGAACAGGTGTCAATGGCATTGGACAGCTTTTCAAAGTCCGCTGGGGAACCGTTGATGATCGCCAGCATACCGGACATGGCCTCTTTACCAAACAACGATGCAGCCGCCTGTGCCTGTTCTGCCTCAGAAAGTCCGCCCAATTTCTGACGAAGTTGTTCCATGAGTTCCCGCAGAGAATACATCTTGCCGGAACTATCCGTCAGAGAAATGCCGTACTGTTCCATGGCAGATGCCACCGTGTCTGTCGGCTTTGCCAGATTGGTAATGGAGGAACGCAGTGCTGTACCAGCCTGTGAGGATTTGATACCGGCGTTTGCCATCAGTCCGATGGCAATGGCAGAGTCTT